GATCACAGGCACAGAGAAACAATACTACCAAGCGAAACTAAACATACAACCAGGCACCCCTGAATGGTTTAAGTTGTGGTTCGCTAGACCTAAACTAACAGGTGAGAATCCATTAGGATGAGAGCGCATCAATTCATATCAGAAAAAGCAGTAAGCAAAAAGCAACAGCAGTTCTTTGGTATAGTAAGAGCTATGCAAAAGGGCGACATGAAAAAAGGCGGCGAAGCCGGTGAAGTTGCTAAAGATATGAAAGTGTCTGATGTAAAAGACTTTGCTAAAACAAAGCACAAAGGATTACCAACTAAAAAGAAAACAGAAGGCGCAGAAATAACTATGTGGACTAATCCCAAGTATCAAGGCGCTGATGTTGATGATGATTATTACAAAAAGCAAACAGTAAAAGTAATAGACGTATCTAAACTTACACCATTTGAACCTGCTGATAAAATGGATGCTAAAGACAATCACGACAATATGATGAAGTTTGTTGATAGGATCAAAGCAGGCGATAAGATCAAACCTATTGTGATTGTGCCACACGAAGGTAAGTTACTAATTGTTGACGGACATCACAGATATTTTGCACATCTAAAAGCAAACGCAGATAAGATACGTGCAGTTATTGCTGATCCAAAAGATTTAACTTGGCGTGATGATGTTCCAGAATCTATGTATGAAGAAGCCGCTGGCGTTGGTATTGTAACTAAACAAAACGCTACTGCTGATGTTCCTGTAGGCGGCGAATATATGAACGTTAAGAAACTGTTTCCTAAGAAAAAGAAAAAGAAAACATACGAAGATATGTTCCAAGGACTTAATCCTAAATCAGAAATCTATGTTGATATGGATGGTGTTCTAGCAGACTTCTTCGGCGAATGGAAAAAACTAGTTGGCAAAGATTGGCGCGAACTAGACAAGGACGAGATTGAACCAGCACTTAAAAAAATTAGAGATGAGGATAAATTTTGGTTAAACATTCCTCTAACATCAAACGCAAAGAACCTACTTGGTATTATCAAACAAGTTAAAGGCGACTACAAGATTCTAAGTTCTCCACTAGCAAATGATCCTAATTCGGAACCACATAAGCGTGAGTGGATTGAAAAGAACCTAGACTTCTTTCCACCAACTGAAGTCATCATAACTAAGGATAAGGCGAAGTATGCAACTAACCCCGACGGCACACCTAATATCCTTATTGACGATTATGGTGTAAACATAGCAGCGTGGGAAAGTGCCGGAGGCATAGGGTTCAAGCATAAGGATCACAAGTTTGAAAGGACTGCCAAAAAACTAAAAGCAGAGATAGAAGAAAGTTTCCATCATTTAATAAGAGAATATATAATTGAAAATTTTGCCGATGGTAAGAAAAAAGGTAAAAGCAGACCGGGAAGAGTAAAAAAAGCAGGTGCTAGTTGTAATGGCAGTGTAACTGCACTACGCAAACGTGCTAAGAATGCAAGCGGTGAAAAAGCGAAAATGTATCACTGGTGTGCGAATATGAAATCAGGCCGTAAAAAAGGTAAATAGTATTATGAGACTTAAAGAATTATTTGTAGAAGATACTAGAACTAGTATCACTAAAGATAAAGAGGATTACGAAGCAAAACGTAAGGCTTTGCAGGATATTCAGTTGGATCCTGAAACAAACAAAAGCGAAAAGTTAAAGAAAGAACTTATGCGTAGGAAGTTTGAGTTAGAAAAAGAAGCAGGTGAAAAAGGATATAAAAGCGAATCAGCAACAGCAGGTGCTACATCATCAGGAAACATTGCTAGTGTTGAAGCACCGCATTTAAGTCCAGGTAAAGCACGTGGTAAAAAGTCATATACAGGCAGTCCTTGGGGCGGTAAGTCAGGCACAAAAGCACCACCTCAACCAACAGTAAAACAACCTAAAAAAGGCGACGGAACAGCGGTAAACGCACTAGATATGAAAAATAGTATATTTGGAGAGAATCCAGTAAGAAGATAAATACTTACTATACAAAGGAAACTACTATGGACTTTAGAAAAATTATAACAAAAATGCGTGATTTAGATCCGACTACGCCAGGTCAAGATCTAGAGCATTATTCAACACTGGCGGAATCAACAGGAATCTCGCTAGGTGCTAAAGAAGTAGTTACCGAAGCAAAAAAAGATTCAAAAGTAAAAGAAGCAGCAAAACCAGACTTTCTTGATATGGACAAAGATGGCGACAAGAAAGAACCTATGAAGAAGGCTGCTAAAGATGCTAAGAAAAAGAAAGAACCTGTAAAAGAAGCAGAACAAATTATCAAAGCAGAAAAGAAAGCAAAAATGCCTAGCAAGAAAAGCATCTTAATGATGTGCAGCAAAGGCATGAGTGTGAAAGAAATGTGCGAAGCACATCCAGACTGCGATCAAAAGAAACTAAAAGAAATGTGCGAAGCATGCATGGAAGAATACAAAAAGAAAAAAGACGAATCAGTTAGTTTTGTAGACATGGATGGTGAAATTGTAGAAGCACAATCTGCAAAACAAAAAGCAGCATTCAAAAAAATGTTAGACAAAAAGAAAGGTAAAACTTCAGACGATAAAGAAATGGACGAAGGTGCCTATGGCAAGAAAAAGAAAACAGTTAAAGAATCTGTTGAAACTAAAATGTCATTTGTCGACATGTATAAAATGGTTAAAGAAAGTGGCGGACAACAAGCAATCGACCCAATGGACGATGTTCTTTGGAATTGGGCTAATAGAGTCGCTGTAACAAAAGTAGAAGAAACAAACAAGCAAGAAATTTTTGCTGCTATGCTATATGAAAGAAACGGCGGACGTTTTGAAATGTATGACGTTGTGGAAAAAGGCTTAACAGAAGGCAAGGACTGTAATTGCGGTCCAGACTGTGCTTGTAAAGGCAACTGCGGTGACGACTGCAACTGCGGTCCAGACTGCTAACAAAAAGAATTTAAATATAGACTAAAGCCGGTATTCAACTGCCGGCTTTTTTTATGACTTAAATACCTTTATGTTAACAGTTTTAGATCAACCATTAAACATTGTAGGTAATGCTGAAAGCATATTTTCCAAAAGTAATGGACACATTATTGACAGTCTTCCTACTGTAAGATTTAACAGGGCTGAAATAATTGACACTAACTCACAAGGAAGTAGATGGGATTTTTTAGCATCGAGCGAAATAAACACTTTTGAAAAATATAATGCTGAGACTCCAAAATTCCATACACTTATTTTTACACCAAACAAACAAGAATTTGAATACAAAATTAGGAAAGTAAAATTTAAAGCAAAGCAACTAAAACTACCTTTGTTTCAATCACAATGGTTACAGAATATGCTAGATGCACCGCCATCAACAGGATTACAAATTTTGCATTATCTAAGCGAAAGTAACAATAGCAATGTTAATATTTTTGGTTTTGATTTTAAGGAAACTAAGACTTTTTATGAAACAAGAAACAAAGGAAAACACGATTACAATAAAGAAAAACATTTTATATTAAATTTAGTTGATAAAAATGGTTGGAAAATTTATAGGTAAGTGTTGACACACGCTTAGTAATAATGTATAATAACAACTCAAACTAGGAGAATAATATGTCAAGAAGTTATGGACCAGAAGAAAAAGCAAAATTAGAAAGGCTAATTAGCGAAGGTTCAAATGTACTACGTGAAGTAGAAGATTTGAACGAAGGACTTAAGGATACTGTAAAAGCAGTAGCAGAAGAACTACAAATCAAACCAAGCACAATTAATAAAGCAATTAAAATTGCACACAAGGGTGATTGGGCAAAGCATGAAGAAGAATGGAACGATATTGAAGGCATTTTAGGTATAACTAAAAATTTGCCTGATGACGTTTCGGGACCACGTGCGGATGACGAGTAATTGGAAAAGATAAAATCATTTTGGATTAACAGTTACCAAAGCGATAAAATTGCTTTTGGTTTTGAACTAGTTAGTTTTATTTTCACAGTTGCAGCAAGTTTAACACTTGCTATGACAGCAATGGATCCAAACATGTTAATTGTGTATCCATTCTTTTTTGTAGGAAGTATTACTCAATGCTATGCATCTTTACGTAGAGGTGCTGCATGGGTAACACTACTAACTTTTTACTTTGCTTGTGTTAATGTATTTGGATACGGTGTAGCAGCAAGTTGGTGGTAAAAATAACTTGACAACATAATATAGTTGTGTTACTATTATAAGAATGCCAAAACAAAGAAAGAGAACTAAAAAAGTGCAATACAAAGATGAATCACAATATGATCCTAAAAGGCACACTAAAACAAAAGGTGGCCTTGGTTTCGGAATGAAAAGAGGTGTTAAGGATTTAGATTACGAAAATAGTGGTGTTAATCTAGCATCAGTATTTGGATGGGAAGTTCCTGATCATCTCATGCATATCAAAAAAGTTATTGATGAGCGAAATGGGTAATACACTTATAGTTTCAAACCATATAGGACCAGGCGGTGAACCTGCTGATAGAATTTATGGTAATAACAACGGCAAGGTTAGATTAGTTAACGCAGATTATTCTGAATATAAAGGCAATATTACAAAAAAAAGTATTATTGTAAAATCGGCACTAGGTGACCATAATATTAAATCATACATATATGTAACAGATGATGGCCGTTATTTTGATCGTGGTGGTATGCCTATTTTAAAACCTAATAATATTGAGCCAGATAATGATGACACAACAGAGTAAACCATATCAACCGCTGGCATGGGCAGGAACAACAGTTTTACTTTTTGCCGCTATGTTGATTTCAATGTTTCCTAATCAAATTTATGGTGTATTTGGTTTCTTTTTTGCAAGTATCATTTGGACAATAGTTGGTGTGCTATGGAAAGAAAAAAGTTTAATTGTGCTAAATGGAGTATTGGCCTGCATTTACACATACGGAGTCACAAAATACATTTACACTTTAGTGACAGGATAAGTAATTTAGAAGAAGGTATTGTCCGCCAAAAAGGACTTAATTGGTATTTGTCAGCCGCAAATGACATGTAAGGAGAACAAATGAGCTACGTAGATGCATTCTATGATCGTAATGAAGATATAATACGTGTTGTAGAAAGAAAAAATAACAAAAGACATTTTACAGAATATTCCCCAAGACACGTTTTTTATTACAAAGACCCAAGAGGTAAACATCAATCTATTTACGGTGACCAGTTACAACGTGTTACTGCAAAGAACATAAAAGAACTTCGCAAAGAACTTGCAATTCATTCCAATAAAAAATTATACGAAAGCGATATAAATCCAATTTATCGTTGTTTAGAAGACAACTATTTAAATGTTGATGCTCCTAAACTTAATGTAGCGTTTTGGGATATTGAGGTTGACTTTGATCCTGAGCGTGGCTACGCAAGTCCAGAAGATGCGTTTATGCCTATTACATCAATTGCTGTACACTTACAGTGGATGGATGAACTAATTTGTTTAGCAATTCCGCCTAAAACATTATCAATGGCAGAAGCAAAAAAAGCAATTGATGGCATTCCAAATACTATACTTTATGACAATGAAGCGGATATGCTTGATGCCTTTTTAGATCTTATTCAAGATGCTGATGTACTAAGTGGTTGGAACAGTGAAGGTTATGATATGCCTTATACTGTAAACAGAATTACAAAAGTTTTAAGCAAAGAAGATACTAGACGTTTGTGTCTTTGGAATCAATATCCTAAGAAAAGGACATATGAAAAGTTTGGTAAAGAATCTCAAACATATGATTTAGTTGGCCGTGTACATGTAGACAGTTTAGAACTTTATAGAAAATACAACTATGAAGAACGTCATACATATCGACTTGATGCTATTGGTGAACTAGAAGTAGGTGAAAAGAAAACTGTTTATGAAGGCAGTCTAGATGCTCTTTACAACAATGACTTCAGAACATTTATTGAATACAACAGACAAGATACTGCACTACTTAATAAACTTGATAAGAAACTAAAGTTTATTGATCTTGCAAATACTATTGCACATGAAAATACTGTGCTTATACAAACAACAATGGGTGCTGTTGCTGTTACAGAACAAGGTATTATTAACGAAGCACATAGACGTGGAATGATAGTTCCGAACAGAGTGAAACGTGAGCCAGGTAGCGAACCAGCGGCAGGTGCATATGTTGCATATCCTAAGAAAGGAATTCACGAATGGATTGGTAGTGTTGACTTGAATTCACTATATCCATCTGTTATTAGAGCATTGAACATGGGTCCAGAAACTGTAGTAGGTCAACTTAGACAGGATGGAACAAAAGCACATATTGATTCTCAAATGGCAAAAGGTAAAAGTTTTGCTAGTGCTTGGGAAGGTATGTTTGGATCAGTTGAATATAGTTCAGTCATGGAAAAAGAAATTAGTAGAGAGATTACTGTTGATTGGGAAAACGGTGACAGTGATAAACTAAGTGCTGCACAGATATATGATCTAATCTATGAAAGCAATCAACCATGGATGCTTAGTGCTAACGGCACAATCTTTACGTATGAAAAAGAAGGTATTATTCCTGGACTACTTGCACGTTGGTATAAAGAACGTAAAGAAATGCAGGCGAAGCAGAAAGAAAGTCAAAATGCAGGAAACAAGATTGAAGAAGAATACTGGGCAAAGCGTCAGTTGGTTAAAAAGATTCTACTCAATAGTTTGTATGGTGCTATTCTTAATCCTGGTTGTAGGTTTTTCGACAACAGGATTGGTCAAAGTGTTACACTTACAGGACGAAGCATCACAAAACATATGGCTGCTAAGATCAATGAGATAGTAACAGGCGAATATGATCATACAGGCAAAGCAATTGTATATGGTGATACAGATTCAACATACTTTAGTGCATACAGTACACTTAAAAAAGATATAGAATCTGGTAGTATTCCGTGGACAAAAGATAGTGTAGTTGAATTGTATGACACAATTGGTGAAAATGCAAACTCAACATTTGGTAAGTTTATGAGTTCAGCATTTCATTGTCCTAAGAAGCGTTCAGAGGTAATTGCTGCTGCTAGAGAAATTGTTGCAAGTAAAGGCTTGTTTATTACAAAGAAACGCTATGCAGTGCTTTATTATGATATTGAAGGTTTTAGAACAGACACAGAAGGCAAAGCAGGTAAAATTAAAGCAATGGGTCTTGATCTTAAACGTTCTGATACTCCGGTTGTAATACAAGACTTCTTAAGCAATGTATTAGAAAAGGTGCTATCTGGTAAGGAAAAAGAAGAAGTACTTGATTATATTACAGAATTTAGAACAGAGTTCAAAGCACGTCCTGGATGGGAAAAAGGCTCTCCTAAACGTGCAAACAAAATTACAGAATATGAAGCCAAAGAAAAGAAAGCAGGCAAAGCAAATATGCCTGGACACGTAAGAGCAAGTATTAATTGGAATACACTTAAACGTATGAACGGTGACAAATATTCCGTAAACATTACAGACGGTGCAAAAGTAATTGTTTGTAAAGTAAAAGACAATCCAATGGGATATACAAGTGTAGCGTATCCGGTAGATGAACTAAGACTTCCGGATTGGTTTAAAGAGTTGCCTTTCGATGATGCTACAATGGAAAACACAGTAATCGATGAAAAACTTAAAAACTTAATTGGCGTTTTGGAATGGGACATAAGTCAAACTCGTAATGACAATAACTTTAATAGTTTATTTGATTTTGAGTAAAAAAATGCTTGTGTTTTATACAAAACCTAAATATAATGTAAATGTATAGGAGAATTCAATGAAAGACATTTTACAAGATATTGTCAGCCACACACAGAACTTAGGTTTTCTAACAACTGTAAAAGTGTCTGGCGAAGAAGAAAAGACAGGAATGTTTTCAATGGCTGATGATAGATCAGTTATTATGGAAGCAGATACACATAACCCTTATCCGGATATGATTGGCACATTCGGTATGCCGCAACTTAACAAGTTAAAATACCTGATTGATGGTACTGAATATCAAAAGGATGCAAAAATTAGTATTACAAGTGCTGAAAGAAACGGTGCTACTATTCCTGTAGGTATTCATTTCGAAAACAGTGACGGTGATTTTAAAAATGATTATCGATTTATGAATCAAGAAATCATTAATGAAAAAATGAAAACTGTAAAGTTCAGAGGTGTTAACTGGGATGTAGAAGTTGTTCCAACACTTTCAGCAGTACAAAGGTTCAGTTTTCAAGCAGGTGCTAATCCAGAGCATCCAACATTCTTAGCAAAGACTGAAGATGGTAATTTAAAATTTATCTTTGGTGATGCTAGTACACATGGCGGTGAGTTTATTTTTGCTACTGATGTTACAGGTACACTTAATAAAGGTTGGACTTGGCCAGTAGCGAGCATTCTTGCTATTCTAAAAATTGCAGATGTAAACAACACTAAGATGAGTATTAGTAATGAAGGTGCTATTCAAATTACACTAGATAGTGGATTAGCGAATTACAAATATATCATTCCAGCACAGGCGGCCTAAATAATACTATGAAACAACCAGTCAACTTAACACCATTACAGAAAGACTACGCAGTGTATTTGCCTGCAATTAGTTCTTTCTTCAGCACTTATATTGCTAAACAACGTAAGGAAGAGTTCGTTCCTAAAGAACGTATTCCGCAGGGTTTTGATCGCGGCATTGAAGGTATGAACTTTTTAAATGAAGAAGAAGGATACTTTACATACAAATATGGATTGTATTCAGCAGGACACGCACAATTGAATCTTGACAAAACAATGGAACAAGATGCAATGGTGCAAACACGTGATCGTGGTAAAACAATGATACTTGGTGACTCAGGCGGTTATCAGGTTGGTAAAGGTGTTCTTAAGTTTGATTGGCTAAACTTTGAAGGTGCTGCTGCTAATAAAGTTAGAGATGATATTCTTAATTGGCTTGAACTAACAGCAGACTGGAGTATGTTACTTGATGTTCCGACTTGGGCATGTGATCATATTCACTCACCTAAGACTGGACTTAAGAGTTTTGAGGATTGTCTAGATAAGACAAGGTTTAATAACAAGTATTGGTTAGAACGTAGACTAGGCGCAACTAAGTTTTTAAATGTGCTACAAGGATCAGACTGGGATACTGCTGAGAAGTGGTACGAAGGTGTTAAAGAATTCTCCGATCCTAAAGTATGGGGAGACAAAGCATGTGAAGGTTGGGCAATGGGTGGTGCAAATATGTGCAAGATGCCTATCACGCTACGTAGATTGATGACAATGAAGTTTGATGGAATGCTGGAAGGCAAAGACTGGATGCACTTCTTAGGCACTGCACAACTTGATTGGTCATGTTATCTTACATCAATACAAAGACAAGTAAGGAAACATATTAATGAGAACTTCACAATCAGTTTCGACTGTGCAAGCCCTTTCATTGCTACAGCACATGGGTTGGTGTACACTAACAGCCAACACACAAGTAAACGTTGGTCAGTTATTATGGATAAGGCCCCTGATAATAAGAGTTTGGCCGGACGGAACGATATTCCTTTCCCGTTCGAAAGCGAAATTGGAAGACGTTTGTCGATCGCGGATATTTGCCACTATGCGCCGGGCATGCTAAACAAGATTGGCAAAGAAGGTAAAACTAGTTGGGATAGTTTTGGTTATGCACTTATGATGGCGCACAATGTTTATCAACATATTGTTGCTGTCCAGAGAGCAAATAATCTTACTGATATTGAACTTGCAAAAGAACGTCCAGACTGGAGACAGTGGCGCAAAGTTAAAGATGCAGATAAAAGTGATGAATATTCTGAATGGGTGCCACGTAACATTTTGTACTTCGATCGTTTCGTTGAAGAATTGTTTGAGCAACCTACTAAAGAGGCAGCATTTGCAATGATTAAAGAAGCAGACAGTTTCCTTAAAAATTTAGAAGGTGCTAGATTGCGTGGCGGTGTTACTAATGAGTTCAACAGAATGTTTGTTGAAGTTGACGAAGAAGGTGAAGAAAAAACACCTTGGGCGGACGACAGAGAAGATGGTGAATTAGATAAACTTGAGAAAGAACTACAGGAGGCATAATATGGGTGACTATACAAAGCGTTTGCAATGGTTAAAAGAAACACATAGGTTCCTAAACAAACAAGTAGACGCTATGGAAAAAAGTGGAAACTTTAAAGATGAAGAATTAAGTGAAATGAAAAAGAAGCGTTTAAAGTTAAAAGATCAAATTGAAAGCCTACAAAAGGAACATGCCTAATGAAACGTGACTATGCAGATGGTGTAAAAGATGATGTTATTTACTTTACAGGATATGAAGTAGAGAAAACTCCTGCACATGATATGCATACACTGTTTGTAACAGGATGTCAACCATTAGAAGATGTAATTGCAAAAGCAAAAGAAAATACAGTTGAGCATATTTACTTAGGTGCTAATCATAGTTTTGTTCCAAAAGAAAGTTGGGACGATCTTGTGTATGGTTTACTAGATAAGAACTATCTAGTTACACTAGATTATGATGTAAAATATCATGATTGGGTACTTGAATCAGGTTTTAATGAAAGAAACAACTTTATAAGCATGATTAGTGTAAAACTTCCATACGTAAATCAACTTAATTATAATGCTTGTATGAAGATTGATGATGCAGATTTCAATCATTCTAATCCAGGTGTATGGGTACAACCTGTACATGAGTTACAAGAACGTAATAAATTTACACCATGGAGCAAATATGGCGATGATGACATTAAAGACTAACTTGACAACACAACTAAAAGGTAGTATAGTATGAGTATAACTGATACAATGATGAAGGAAGCAATGGCAGAAGACAATCACAGGCGTATAATGAATACGGCTAAAAGAATGATTTGGGTGACTTTCCGTAAGGAAGGTATCCACAAGTATCCTGCGGCACTGGAAGATCCAGCACTAGCAACAGGCGATGAATATGATGTAAGTTTTTTGGGATATCCACACAGACACATATTTCATTTTAAAGTAGGTATCACTGTAACACACAACGACAGAGATATTGAGTTTATTCAATTTAAACGTTGGTTAGAAAAACTGTATGAGGAGAAAACTCTTGAATTAGATTATAAAAGTTGTGAAATGATTTGTGATGATCTGTACAATCAGATTATTACTAAACACCCAGGTCGTGAAGTCCATATTGACGTAAGTGAAGATGGAGAGAACGGCGCCCACATTGAGTATGCTAGATAAGAGGATTAGAAAATGGCTATTCAGTTTAATCGTAAAGCCTACGATAAGGTTTTTACTGATCTTGAACGATTCAAAGACTTTTGTCGCTTTAATAGTGACAACCGCGGTAACTTTTATCCTTTCAATGAAAAGGATTTGTATAACAACTCTAGTTATGTTTGGAGAGCTTTTACTAAAAGTTATCGTAAACAAAAAAATAAAAGGAATAAAAAATAATGAAAATATGGCTGGTTGATTTAGAAGCAGTAGAAACAAGGTATACTAAACAGTGGAAAACAGAATTTCCTAAACTGCTGAAAGCCAACGGCCACGAAGTAAAAGTAGTAAACGGAGGGGATACACCTCAGGCTACAACACCTGGGGCGTTCCTTAACTTTGGTGGTACTAACGTTTATAAATCAAATCAACTACAACAAATTGCAGAAGCATTCTGCAAAGGAGAAGTAAATGATGGAGATTATTTCCTATATACGGACGCTTGGAACCCGACTGTTATCCAACTTAAATACATGGCTGAGTTACTGGGGTGTAACATTAGAATCGGTGGCCTTTGGCATGCTGGTAGTTACGATCCTGCTGATTTCCTTGGCAGGATTATAGGTGACAAGCCTTGGGTAAGAAATGCTGAACGAAGTATGTATGAGTGCTTCGATCACAATTTTTTTGCAAGTGAATTTCATATCGATATGTTCTTTGAAGCCTTTCCTGAACTTGACCGAAGCAAGGTAGTTAGAACAGGCTGGCCATTTGAGTACATGGAAAATGCACTTTCTATGTACAAAAATATGAAAAAGAAAAATACAATATTATTCCCTCACAGAATTGCTCCTGAAAAGCAGGTAACAATATTTCAGGATTTGAAAGAAACATTGACGCAGTATGAATTTATTGTATGCCAAGAAAGACCACTTACTAAAAATGAATATCATAATTTATTAGGTGAGGCCAAACTTGTGTTCAGTGCTAACCTACAAGAAACACTAGGCATTAGTTGGTATGAAGGTGCTTTAGTTGGTGCGTTGCCTATGGTTCCTAATAGATTAAGTTATAAAGAAATGGCTGTAAATGATTTTGTATATCCAAGTGAATGGACTGAATCTATAGATTCATACAAGAAGCATAAGAAACAGGTTGTTGCTAGAATTGTTGACTACATGGAAAATTATGAAAACTATCTTCCAAGCCTAAATAAACAAGTAACCAAACTAAATGGAGATTATTTCGGTTGTGGTAATCTTCTAAAGGTAATACAATAACAACTATTGGCAATCCACTGCCTTAACATCGGAGAAATAGAATGGAAAAAGTAAAAGAAATACAAAAACGCTTAGAAGAAGCGGGAATTAGGTATTGGGCTAATGACAACATTAGTGAAGTACTAGAAGAAGGTGATAAAGAAGCACTTATCGAAGAGGCAGTTCCTGCTTTCGAAAATGTTTTGCAGACACTCTTGATCGATACAAAAACAGATCCTAACAGCATAGATACTGCAAGACGTATGGCCAAAATGTATATCAACGAGATTATGTCTGGTAGATATGATAAAATGCCTAATCCAAGTGCATTTCCAAATTACATTGAAGGCGGATACGAAGGTATGCTTGTAGTAAGAAGTGAACTTACAAGTTTATGTTCGCATCATCATCAAACAGTAAAAGGTGTAGCATACATTGGAATCATTGCAGGCCCTAAGTTACTTGGTCTTAGCAAGTACACAAGAATTGCACAATGGTGCGCTAGACGTGGAACACTACAAGAAGAGCTTAATGTTATGATTGCAAATGCAATACAAAAAGAAACAGGTAGTGAACATGTTGGTGTTTATGTGCAAGCAACACATGGTTGTTGTGAAAACAGAGGTATTAAAGCACACAGTTCACTTACGCAGACAACTGTTTTGCGTGGTGCTTTTAAAGATGATCCAGCAACTAAAAAAGAGTTTATCGATAACGTAAAACTACAACAACAATTTGCTTGTTAAGGAGATGAAGATGAAAGACGGACCTATGATCGAACATTTCAATAGAAGTACAGAAGGTGTTATTAAAGCAGAGTATATTACATACACTATCAAAGACGGAAGACTGGTTAAAGAAACTTCTATTAGACAGTTCCAAAAAAGTGGTGACTATCATGATAGTTTCTACAGTGAACCACTTGTGGAGGTAAAATAATGCCTATTCCAGAAAGAGTATTTGTTCCTGCTGCTAAAGATCCTGGCAGGGGACACTTTATTGTAAGCATGATTAAGAGTATCATACGTATGTTTGCGGCCGGTGCATTAATACTTGCAGGTTATTACTTAGGTCCTACAGATTGGGGATTTTGGATTATGATAGCAGGTGCTGGATTTATGCTTGCCGAAGCATTAGGTGTAGTTGAGGAGATTGTATAATGGATTTAAATGAAGAAAGAGTATATGCAATTCAACCACAAAAGACTCAAAACGATATTAGAATACTTACACCTAATGAAGCACTTATGTGTAACTTACGTGGTATAAAACTAATTGATATGACCAAATTACACAATCTTACACCACACATTGTAAGAATGAGTAGAAAGAATTGTCCAATGAAAGGAATAAATTATGGGACCTTATTCGGAACAACTACAGTCGAAGCGTAGAGCAAATCTAAAATTAATTCTAGCAAATCCTAAACTTTCAGACGATATGAAAAGGATTTGGAAAATGCATTTAAATAATCTTGCAATAAATGAAGATGAATATAACAAAAGAGTAAAACAAGTTTTTTCTTTGCTAAAGCCAAAACATAATTGGATCACTCTAGGATGACAACTGATACACAATGGGCATCAATTAGAGATTTTAGTAATCTTAGATTTATAGAATCTAAGATGCCTCCTATATTGCTACATGATTTAAATTTAGAAATAGATAAACTTTCTAAAAACTCTGAACCATATAACCATAGACTACAAGGACATATGAAAGAAGAGTATTCCTTAGATCATGTTAAAGGACATTTTGAAAATTGGCTTTTATCTGTATCAAAATCTTGGATTGATGCTAATCCAGGATACTTAGATGAGTTTGAAGAAGTATCTAAATGTGAATCATACAATTTGTATCTAGATAGATTATGGGTCAACAAGCAAAGAAAATATGAGTTTAATCCTATACATCATCACTTAGGAGCATTGAGCTTTGTAATCTTTGTTAAAATACCTTACAATTTAAAAGACGAACTAAATTATTTTCCTTTAATATCTGGAACTAGCGACGAACACAAAGATAACTTTTACACATCTAAATTTTGTTTTGTATATAATGACGTACTAGGAAAAATAAAACAACTGGCTGTGCCAGTTGACAAAACATTTGAAGGCACTATACTAATGTTTCCATCTAGTTTATTGCATACAGTATATCCTTTTTATACATCAGATGATTATAGAATAAGTGTATCAGGCAATATTAGAATACAACCGGAGAAGAACTAATGCGTCAACTTAAAGATGAATTAATGGTACAGCAACAGATAGATGGTTCTTGGCAACACATGGTTGGTGTTATCTGTTTAAACCAAACAAACCGTAAACAAGTAAAAAGAGTTCTTCCTATTCTTTTTAACCTTTGTCCTACACCAGTGCATTACCTAAATAGTTTACCAAAAACTATTAAAGAGATTATAAAACCATTAGGAATGGTTAATGTAAGAGAGCATAGATTACGTAGGATGTCAAAAGATTACTTGACATGGGACGGAAATGATGCTACTATGTTATATGGAATTGGAAAATATGGCTCTGATAGTTATGAGATATTTTTCAAAGATAACTATAAAGTACAACCCACTGATGGTGAGTTACAACGTTATTTAAAGGAAGAGGTTTTCGATGTTGTTGAAACTGCTTGAGAAATTAGGTAGAAAAAGAACTATCTATGATAGAGATGGTATAGTTCCATATCTTGATCGTTATTATGTATTTTTAAAAAATAGAAAGAACTTTCCGTTTAATATTACTTTACACAAAGTAATGGTAAGCGATGAACCTGTGCTACATGACCATCCTTGGAATTATGCAACATTAATTTTAAAAGGCGGGTATTATGAAAATATTCCTGTATACAATGACAGTACAGGCGGTGTGGTTGGTTCAACAAAAGTATGGCGAGGACCTGGTCATTTTAGATTTAGAAAAGCAGATGATTTACATTGGCTAGAACTTGCTAAAGATGACAACGGAAAAGAGATTCCTTGTTGGAGTTTATTTTATATGGGTAAGAAAGAAAAGGAATGGGGATTCCTTCCATTTAATCAATCTGATGAACTTGCTGAACGTGGATATAAATGGGTACATAACGAAACATATTTGGAAGGACGTAATGGTTAAAAAGAAATTTTATAGTTGGGCTGATGTAGAACGTATGTGTGTCAGTATAGTAAACAAAATGTATCAAGACAATTGGCGTCCTGATTACATTGTAGGTATTACAAGAGGCGGTAATGTTCCTGCAACAATAATTAGTAACATGACTGGAATACGTTGTGAAGCACTTAAAGTAGCATTACGTGATGATAATAGTGGATATATAGAATCAAATGCATGGATGGCAGAAGATGCATATGGTTACGACAATGAAAGTGAGTATGCTCCAGAGATGGGACAGTTCAAACATAATCCTGATTGTAAAAATATTTTAATTGTAGATGATATCAACGACACAGGTGCTACATTTAATTGGATTAAGAAAGATTGGCAAAGTAGTTGTTTGCCTCAATCACCTGTATGGGGTCAAGTATGGGGTGATAATGTTCGGTTTGCAGTATTGACAGAAAACTTATCAAGCAATTTTGGTAGTGTAAATTATTACTGTGATGAAGTTAATAAAGCCGAGGAAGATGTTTGGTTAGTTTATCCTTGGGAAAATGTAGGAGAATACTAATGCCAACAGATTATGATAAAGTATGTACAGTAACTTGTACAGATAACGACAAAGTTGCAGAAGCCGAAGTAGATAGATTTGAAGAAAAACAGTTTTTAGATATTTTTTTAGCGCAAAATAAAATACATATGCAGTACAATGGTAGAGTATATGTAGGTAACAAGATGGGTTTTGAATTTACAACACCAGGGCCTAGAATATTTCAAATAAACAAAGGTAGAGGATTTTAATGACAATAAAAGTAATTTACGAAGAAAAAGATTGGGAGAATGTAGCAATTTGCATTAGATCAGAGCAAATTTCTGCCCCTGAAGTTGTTGCTATCTTTAACGATAATCCAGAATTTAAAGAATGGTATACTAAGGAGTATATGAATAATGCTGACTAAAGATGAAGCACATACAATTATAAGCGATATAAACGAAGAAGCACATTCAATGGCTTGGGATAGTTGGTCAGAGGCAGACGAGGTTGGAGACAGTGACGATGAAGAAGATTGGGGCCGTGCAGAAGAACTAAGAGAAGACGCATCATACGAACAAGCAGGATATTTCCGTTCAGAATTTAATGCACTTCCAGAAGACCAACAAGAAATTATATGGCACTATGCTCAAACAGATGAAGACTTTGAAGAAGATTTTAAAACATGGTATGGTCAAGAAGAATATGACGAATACATTTCAGGATTAGAAGAATGACAGATACTTTAGAAATTGCACAAAAAGAAGGTAGAGCACCGTGGACAGAAGTTGAAATAGACACACGTGATTTTGTTGTGTATAATGATATCTATCCTGTTACTGAAGGGCATACACTTGTAGTGCCAAAAAAGAATACAGAAGAAAACATTTTGAAGTGTTTTAATTTTGCTCTTACTATGGGCAATGATAATATTAAAAGTGATAGTAATAATATAACAGGTTACAATGTGGGTATTAATATGGGCAAGAGTGCAGGACAAACTTGCTTTTATCCACATGTTCACTTAATTTTCCGTCGAGATGGCGACGTGGAAAATCCTAAAGGCGGCGTTCGCGGCGTAATTCCATCAAAACAAAACTATAAGGAAAGGGTATGACATTGAAACAAACTTTAGTTAATGCAGCAAGGAAGCATGCAGAAGCAGAGATCGATTTGCACAAAGCCAATATTGAAGTGTATATGCAACAGGTTGTTGGTATTGGTGAGCATAGTGATATTATCGAAACAATTCAAAAAGAGTTAGATAAAATGGCTGCTGCTACAGATCGAGTTGAGATGCTGGACAAGCATTTTGGCGAATAAGACCTACAAAATTAAATTAGAGGAAGACCCGGAAAATAAAGATCTGGTTCTTCCTATTCCCACCGAATTACTAAACCAAATGGGCTGGGATATTGGGGACGATTTGGTTTGGACAGACAACTTCGATGGCACGTTTTCACTTGCTAAAGAGGTTGACAAATCCATTAAGAAAGCGTATAATAAACACAATGACAATAGCAACTGATAAAAAATATTACTACAGCGAAATCTTTCACAGTATTCAAGGTGAAGGACACTATACTGGTGTGCCTACTGCTTGGATACGTTTCTTCTTATGTAATTTACAGTGTAACGGCTTTGGACAGATAGATCCTACAAATCCTGACACATATGATTTGCCGTTTGAGAAGTTTGATACAAGCACAGTAGAACGTGTAGAAGACTTGCCTGTATGGGATAAAGGTTGTGATAGTAGTTACACTTGGAGTAAGAAGTTTAAACATCTAATGGGACAAAAGACTGCTGTCGAACTAGCACAACAAATTATTGATACACTTAAAACAGACAGTAATCCAGAAGGTAAGTTTTTACATCCTGTTACAGGACAAAGACAACACTTTTGCGTTACAGGTGGCGAACCACTTATGAAACACGCACAAGATGCTTTTATTGGTATTATGAGAGAATTTAAACGTATGGGCAATATGCCTGCTAGTGTAACATTTGAAACTAATGGTACACAAACGCTAAAAGAAGAATTTATTGACTACTGGACTAATGAAGCAGATGATATCGA